GGTTAACACTTGGACTGTAACTGGTAACTCAAGCACTAACGTGGTTAAGTTCACTGGTACCCTTACTACAGCACTTGCCCTAACCACTACTGAACTAACTGGCTCAGCTTCACTAACTGGTGCAACTGGAACTATTAACGCTCAGACAGTTGCTGCTGGTGCTGCAACTACTGCTCCTGGAACCGCAATCACTATTACTCCTTGGGCTTAATAGTTAAAGGATAGTAAACCATGGCTAACCCCGTTTCTCCTGGTGGCAAACTTCCGCCTTCAAGAGGGACGGGGTTAGCTGCGTTTGCTGACGCAGCAGGCCTGTCTAACCGTGCTAGAACTCAAGTTGAGGGAATGCTTGGAGAAGATGCCTATGATGCCTATGGCAACGTTGGTGGGCTAAGTATTGAAGATGCTAGTCTTCCTTTAGGGTCTCAAATTGAGGCCGATACTCAAATGAACATCTTTAATGCTGAGTATAAAACTAAATATGGTGAAGATAAGTACGGTAAATTTTTAAATAAAATAGATTCTAGCTACGCTAAAGCTACCTATGACCTTCAAGACCAAGGCATTCACATCGCAGCTAACGGGTATTACTTTACTAACTACCTTAATGCTGATGGTTCAGACAGAACTGACTTTAACCGTGGTCAAGCTCTTGAGGATAAAGGAGGGCGTGGGCAACTTCCTGCTCAACTTCAAGAAGTACCTACTTCTTCATCTAACTATAAGCGACCTCGCACTGTAGCTGCTGGTTATGACATCAACACGAGGGTTCTTACTGTAGTATTTCGTGATGGTACTTTTTGGAATTACAATGGAATTACTCCAGGTGTATGGATTATTTTCCATGACTCCTTATCTAAAGGACCTCTTCTAAATAGTAACGCAACTAATAGGCATGGAGATGGGCTGCTCCTTACTTCTTGCACTAGCCATGGTCCTGCGGACCTTTCACAACTATCTAAGCAAGCTCAAGAATTCTTGTATAAGGTTGCTAGAACTTCTCAAATTTATTATGCTAATCGTACTAAGTATGCTCCATCTAAGGGTGCTCCTAGAGGAACTACTGAAGGTTACGTTCCACGGAATCCTGGAAGTGGCCAGAAGTATAAGGCGCAGCAACGAGCGGCAAGAGCAAGACTGGGTAAGAATAACGCCACGGGCGGCAAGCCAAAACGATAGAATAAGAGTATGCCAAAAGTACACCACATCGGAAAACAACACTTTGTACAATACATTGACTTCCCAGTTAAATGGGGTTGGAAGTTAGCCGTTAAAGGATGGACTCAAGAAATTGATGAGCCATTTAGAACCGCTACTCCAATAATTGTAAGACTACCCTTTTACAAGGCAGTAGCTTTTGGTAAATGGACTGGACAACTAGAAGAAGAACAGGCACTTAGTGCCGCTACAGGAATGCGAGTATTAACGGATGAAGATTTTGAAGAAGGCTGGACAGCCCCAGCCTACAAAGTTACAAAAGAGGATAGCTGGGATATCTACACCTGAGCTAGTGACCTGGGCTGAAAACTCTTTATTTGCCATTGGCAAAAACGTAGTGCACCACCGTCGTGACGGCGTTGAGATGCTGTACGAGGCTAAGATGGGCGCTGAAGCTCTTTTAGCAATTACTGAAGAACTTATAAAGAGAGCTGAAAATGAGCTTTGAGACTCAAGAAGAGGGTTGGGTTGAAAATGACAAGTTTGAGGAAATTAATCCTGACTTTTATCTGGAAGACCATGAAACCGATGAGCCACTGTTTGAAGAAGAAGAGCTAGACCAACTTTCTCAAGACTTTGTTGACAGGCTCATCGATAAGATGATGAAGTTTCTTAACGTTCTTGTTGGCCATGATTTGCATCCATATCAAAAGCCTCTTGCTAGACGCATTATGGAATCGGTAATAATTGGTGATGGAAAGTCAATTACTGCTCTTGCATCCCGTCAGTCAGGAAAATCTGAGACAGTAGCTGACACAGTAGCTACACTTATGATTCTTCTTCCTTTGCTTGCAAAGATTTACCCAGACCTTCTTGGCAAATTTAAAGACGGTATTTGGGTAGGGTTGTTTGCTCCTAGAGAGGGTCAGGCAGAAACTTTGTTTGGTCGTACAGTTACTCGCCTTACCTCAGAGCGTGCTCTTGAAGTTCTTGGGGACCCTGAGATTGATGACCAGGCTGCTCGTATTGGTGGTGTGACTAGGCAAATTAAACTTAAAAAACTTGGGTCTACAATCACTATGATGACCGCTAACCCTAGAGCAAAGATTGAGTCTAAGTCGTTCCACCTTATCGTTATCGATGAGTGCCAAGAAGCTGACGACTTTGTGGTTGCTAAGTCTATTTCACCTATGTTGGCTTATTATGCTGGTACAATGGTTAAGACAGGCACCCCTACTACTTCTAAAAATAACTTCTATAATGCCATCCAGCTAAATAGACGTGAACAAACAAGCCGTGGTAAACGACAGAATCATTTTCAATGGGACTGGCGTGACGTTGCCAAAGTAAACCCGAACTATGACAAGTTCATTAAACAAGAGATGCTTAGAATTGGAGAGGACTCTGATGAGTTTCAGATGTCGTATAACTGCAAATGGCTTCTTGAACGAGGCATGTTTGTCACAGCTAACACGTTGGATGACCTTGGTGACACCTCCCAAGAGCTTGTCAAAGTCTGGCATAAAACTCCAGTTGTGGTCGGAATCGACCCTGCTAGAAAGATGGACTCCACTATTGTCACGGTTGTCTGGGTTGACTGGGACCGTCCCGATGAGTTTGGCTATTTTGACCATCGAGTCCTCAACTGGTTGGAATTACAAGGCGACGACTGGGAAGAACAATACTTCCAAATTGTTAACTTCCTATCTAACTACGATGTTCTCGCAATCGGAGTAGACGCAAACGGTGTTGGTGACGCAGTAGCCCAGCGTTTAAAAATTCTTATGGGACGTGCAGAAGTTATTTCTTTAACGTCTAGCCAGTCTGAACAATCTAGAAGATTTAAACATCTTCAAGCTCTAATTCAGAGACAAGCACTTACCTATCCAGCACACGCTAAGACCCGTCGTCTACGTGTTTGGAAACGCTTTTACCAGCAAATGACTGATGCTGAGGTCCAGTATAGAGGTAACAACTTTATGGTTGCTGCTCCTAAAGAAGCCTACGCGCATGATGACTTTGTTGACTCATTGGCTATTGCATGTTCTCTAACCCAGGCGTTAGTAATGCCAACCGTAGAAGTAAGCTCAAATCCTTTTTTCTAAATTATTTGAGTTCATAGTGAAAAAAATCAATAAACGCGAGAAACTAGCTATTGGAAATACTCGAGTTTTCCATCCCAACATTTAAGGAGTTCCCATGGGTATCGCACCTGCACCCCAGTTTCCAGAACGCGCACCACAGACTTACGAAGTAAAGCCTGCTGGCAACGTTGAGCGTCGCGGTCCTCTTCGTTTTGAAGAAGGCATCGCAACTGACACCGACGTTCCTACTGACTTCCAGAAGGGCATCATGAATGGCTTTGCAGCCTCTCCTGGTCGTCCAAACCGCAACGCTCCAGTATGGCAGAAGCCAGCCGAAGAGACCCTCTCAGAGCGTGCTCACGTTGGTTCTGCAGCTTGGATTGAAGCCCCTACTTTCCTTGGCGAATTTGCACACGGCTCATTCTCACAGAATAGCGAGCAGGTTCAAGAGCTTAAGGTTGTATCAGGCGGACGCACTCAGCGTCTAAACGCAACCGTCGTAACTGACTAATTGTTTTTAGCAACCCACCCTTACTTTATTTAGGTAAAGTAGGGGTGGGACGCTAAAGCATTGAGGAGCAAAATGGCTGACGTACCAACTAATGAAAAGCTTTATGGGCTGGTAGTAACCCAAGCTAAAGCTAAATACCGTATTTACCCTTCCCCAGGCGCTTCTGCTTGGGTACACCGCCGCTATCTAGAGCTAGGCGGTAAATTTGAAGCTTCTGAAGAACGCACAAAGCGCGAGACTGCAATTAAACATTATCGAGAAGCACTAGCTGCTAAGCGTCAACACAACAAAGATAAGCACGAGGATAAGTAATGTCTTTTATGGACTTCTCGCCCCCATCATATAGGGCGTCCTCATCTGACCTAACTATTTCCATCTCTCCTTTAGGTTTGGTGGAATTGGCAGATGAAGAGTTCGAAGTTCATGGTCCACGTCTAAACCGCTACTCGTTGAATTGGGCTATGTACCTAGGTCACCACTGGGGTTATCGCCGTGAGCAAGGCGAAATGCAAATCTCGGTAAATTACTACCGTGCTTTTATTGACTATATTGCTAGATTTACTTTTGGTAATGGAGTTCACTTTCGTTCTCCAAAGGCAACTGAGGCGATTGTTCCTGACCGCCTAGAGCGCGTTTGGGAAATTGACAACGACAAACAGCGTGTGTTGTTTGAGGTTGCCCAGACTGGCGGAATCACTGGCGACGCATTTATCAAGGTTGCTTATGAAGAAGCTTGGACAGACAGCATTGGTCGTTTTCACCCAGGGCGTGTTCGTGTTCTTCCTCTAAACCCTGCGTTTGCTTTTCCTGAGTTCCACCCACATGACCGTTCACGTCTTCTTAGATTTAAACAGAAATACCGTTTCTGGGGAACCTCGCTAGAAGGTACTCGTCAGGTCTTTACCTATACTGAGATTCTTACAGACGACATTATTGAAGAGTACATCAATGATGAACTAATTGACTCAAGACCAAACCCACTAGGTATGATTCCTGTTGTTCACATCCCAAACATTCCAGTCTCTGGTTCTCCTTGGGGCCTAGCTGATGCTCACGACATTATTACCATCAACCGTTCGTACAATGAAATTTCAACGGACATTGCAGACATCATCAACTATCACGCAGCTCCTGTGACAGTAATTATTGGTGCAAAAACTTCTAACCTTGAAAAGGGCGCAAAGAAGGTTTGGGGTGGTCTTCCTAAAGACTCTCAGGTGTTTAACCTTGAAGGTGGAGCATCTGGTATCCAGGGCGCTTTGACTTACCTTCAGACCCTAAAGACTTCAATGCACGAACTTATGAACGTCCCAGAGACTGCTCTTGGTCAGGTTCAGCCAATCTCTAACACTTCTGGTGTTGCACTTTCTATCCAGTTCCAGCCTCTTATGAATCGTTGGACTCAAAAGATTGCTCAGTATGGCAAAGGCCTTGAGAAGGTAAACGAGTTAATTCTCCTTAACCTTGCGGTAAAGGAGCCTGAGACTTTTACTTATGACCCTGAAGTAGACGGTCCTATTAAGGAAAACCAGCTACCCCAGCTTGACCCTAATGACCCATTGACTTATATAAGTTACGCTCATTTTCCTCCTCCTCTACCTTTGGACAAACTAGTTTTGCTTAATGAGCTTTCACAGAAGATGTCTATGGGGCTTGAGTCTAAGGAAGGCGCTTTGCGTGCCCTTGGAGAAGAATTCCCTGAAGAGAAGCTTGAAGAAATTCGTAAAGAACTTCAGGATGACGCACTTGCTGAAGGTGCCCTCAACCTTGTTAAAGCACAGGTTACTAAACAACTGATGGATATGACTGGAATGATGGTAGGACCTGATGGTACTGCCACTCCTATGGACCCTATGATGATGGGTGATGGAGACGTTCTAGGTGACGGAGAACTTGGACCACAGCAACCTCAACAGAGTCCTGAGGAGCAGGAAGCTGCTCTACAGAACATGGACCAGGAAGCTGAAATCCGCAATACTTTGGTAACTGAAGCTTATGGAACAAGAATTCCATCAAGACGCGCAGTTGGCAAAGATTAATAATTAATTCTATGTAATTATAGAGTTAAGTAACAAAGTAAAGGATTTTTGTACTTTACTTGTTATGTACTAATACAGATACGGTCATGAGTCACTAATTCGGAAAACGACCCTGAGAATGAAAAGAGATACTATGTCGGAAGACACCCTAGGAGCTGCAGAGATTGTAGCCGAAACCCCAGTAGTTTTAGCTGAGGAGAGCTATTTGCCAAACACCAACGAAGTAGCTGAAGCAATTCAGAAAGCTCGTGCACAGGAAAAGGCAAAGCTATACCCACAACTAGAAAAACTACAGGATGAACTTGCTGGACTTCGTCAGAAGGAAAGTGAGCGCGAAGCTAAAGAAGCTGAACGTAAGGCAGCTCGTGCCAACCGTGAAGCGGAGGCAGCTGCTGAACGAAAGAAGCAAGAAGAGTCTGAGCTTGAAGTTCGTGACCTACTTGCTAAGAAGGAAAAGGAATGGCAGACTCAACTTGATTCTGAGCGTTCGGAACGTGAAAAGGCATTTGCCCTTCTTCAGCGTGAGCGTGAGTTCCAAGACCTTCAACAGTTCCGTTCACAGCGTCTAGAAGCTGAACGAGACAATATCATCCCAGAACTTATTGACCTTATTTCTGGTGATTCCCGCGATGAAATCGAGCAGAGCATCGCTGGTCTTAAAGAACGCTCTGCGAAAATCTTCGACTCTGTTGCGCAAGTTGCACAGCAAAGTCGCAAGGAAATGGTAGGAACTCGAATCACGAGCCCTGCCTCTGGACCCCTCGACAACGATTCGGACTCACGTACGTACTCACCTAATGACATCAATAATATGTCAATGGCAGACTATGCGAAGAATAGAGCCAAGCTACTTGGCTCAGGCACTAACAGTGGACAGGGATTGTTCGGGTAATAACCTAACCTAACGACCGCTTCTGAAAGGAGCAAAAAATGGCAGCTTCTGCTATTACAGGTTCGTCGCAGCTCGCAACTGCACCTACCGCATATTCAGGTTCGAACAGCCAGCTATCGCAGGCTATTCAGACCATTTGGTCGAAGGAAATTCTGTTCCAGGCGATGCCTATTCTTCGCTTTGAGCAGTTTGCAGTTAAGAAGACTGAACTTGGTGTTGCACCAGGTCTTCGTGTTAACTTCCTTCGTTACAAGAACTTCAGCGTGGACCCAACCCCACTAACTGAAGGTGTCCGTATGACCACCAACGCTCTAACCGCAGAGCAGATTGCTATCACCGTTGCAGAGCACGGCTACGCAGTTGCAGTTTCAGAACTGCTACTGAACGCTTCGTTCGACGACATCATGGCATCGGCTTCACGTTTGCTTGGTCGCCACATGGCACAGTACCTAGATATACAGGCACGTAACACACTATCGGCTGCTACTTCAGCAACCTTTGGTTACAACCGCTCAAATCTAACCGCGTCTACCACTTTCAACACTTATGCTGAAGGTGACGTTGGTGCTTCAATTGCTGACCTAGATGGTAACCACAAGTTGACCACTGGTGCAATCAAGGACTCAGCACTTGTGCTTGCGTCTAAGAACATCCCAAGAATTGGTGAGACTTATGTCCAGTTCATCCACCC